TGACAGTTTGGCGAAAATGGACTAGCTTTATCTCCATGATGTGATATTTCCGCTTGTCACATGACCAATCAATTAAGGCCCGCCTCTGTGCGGGCTTTTTGCATTTCAGCCCCAGCCAACGGACGACACACACGGCACACCCTCTTACCGGCAGCGTTTACGGCTGGTGGCTGAACCCTATTAGCCGTGGCGTAGACTGCGGCTTTTTTATGCCCTCAGTATGGAGAGGACAATTACAGCAACGAGGAGTAACGATGTCCGATCCATTAACTGCGACTGGCACCACTGCGCTGGTGTCGGCCACGATTGCGGCTCCTGCAGTTGGCATTGATTACGGGGTTATCTTTGGTGCGTTCATCGGTGCGATGTTCTACGTCACCCAAGCCAAAGACATTCCGCGAATCAGACAGGCTTTTTCGTTCGTTGTCTCATTTGGCACTGGCGTACTCGGTGCGAGTGTTGCGGGCGCCAAGCTTTCAGCATGGCTGAATTACAACGACACCCCGCTAGAGCCGTTAGGTGCGCTGATTATCTCTGCCGTCGCGGTCAAGCTGCTTACCTTCGTCAGTGAGAAGATGGAGGATCCGACATCGCTGTTTTCCAGATTCCGGGGAGGCGCGAATGGCAAGTAACGATATCTCTGTGATGTGGTTAAACCTCATTCACACAGTAACGACTAGTGATCCACTTGTTGTGCTGAATGTGTTGCTGTGTTCGGCGATTGTCTGCCGCCTGGCATGCTTCAGAAAAACAGGTTACCGGCACCGGGCATGGATAGCCTGGCTGGCATGGTTGGTTATCGGCGCTTATTCATGGATCCCGTTTCGCTTCATTGCGCAGCAGTACCAGGAAACACACTGGGGCGTAATCGCGGCGAATCTCATCATCTGCATCGCGCTGTACCGGGTTAAGGGGAACATCGCGAAACTGCTACACCCCTTGAGGCCACAATGACACAAAACGAATTTCAACGGGCGGCAGGTATCAGCGCCGGGTTAGCTGCGCGATGGTATCCGCATCTGATCGCCACCTTTGCTGAGTTCTCAATCGATAAGTCAGCGGCACAGGCAATGTTTATTGCGCAGGTTGGCCATGAATCAGCTGGCTTTACCCGCACGGTAGAGAGCCTGAACTACACGCCACAGGGATTGCTTTCAACCTTTGGGAAACGCATCACTCCCTATCAGGCTGACATGCTTGGGCGTACAACGGCACACCTGGCAAACCAGCCTGCGATTGCAAACCTGGTATACGCCGATCGCCTGGGCAATAAATCACGCGGTGATGGCTGGAAATATCGTGGGCGTGGGCTGATTCAGGTTACCGGCCAGGATAATTACCGAGCGTGCGGTATTGCGCTGAAACTCGACCTGGTTGGCAATCCTCAACTGCTGGAAAGCGACGCTAACGCGATGCGTTCTGCCGGCTGGTTCTGGAAATCTCGCGATTGTGGTCGCAACGCCAACGATATCGAATGGGTAACCCAACGTATCAATGGTGGCATCAACGGATTATCTGATCGCCAGGCACGGTACGACATGGCGCGTAAGGTGCTGCTATGAATTGGTTCCCATTGCCAAATTGGAAAGCAATGCTGGTGGCAGTAGCTCTCGGATTGGTCGCCTGGCTGGCCGTCAGCAACTGGGGTTATCGAAAAGAGCTGCAGTTGACCGGCCAGATGCTTTCAACGGAGCAGTTGAAAAACAGCAAGCAGGCGGGGTTGATAGTTACGCTGCAGGCTCAGGATGCTCAGAACCGCGCACTGGCGGCTGCACAACAACAGCACGCGCAACAGCTACGCCAGCAGTACGACATTTTGCAGAGGAAATTCCGTGAAGCGATTAAAGATAATCCCTGCGCTGCTGAGCGTATGCCTGATGCTGTCGTTGAGCTCCTGCAGCAAAACTCCACCGCCGGCGCCAGAGCAGGTAATAATCCTGCCCCCTGAAACAGTATTCACGCCATGCGAGCAACCCGGCTTGCAGGGAAATACTTGGGGTGACGCGGTGAGCTACACGCTGGCGCTGCAAACAGCCCTATTAATCTGCGCCGGCCAGGTGGTCACGCTGAACCAATGGCGCACATCGTTAGGGAGATAATCATGGGACGGAAGGCCCCAACACCACCGCCTTACAATCCAGGGGATAAAGTGAAGCTGCCTGCACCGCCTCCAACTCCACCGAGGCCAATACCAAGAGAAGAGCCAAGAGATGAGCACTATTGGTTTCTTGATATGAAAAGGTTGGATTAAAAAGTGAAAAATAAAATTGAATTTAAACTTCCATGCATGGCTGGAGCCTCATTGGCTATGCCCGGTGCAACGGAAAAAGATAAAAATGAACTGTGTGAAATATGTGGCTGTAGAGGGTGTTTTACAGTTGTGAAAAAAAATTTGGGATACAAAACACCTAGAAAGAACTAGCCAAATAGCATTACAGGTGGCATTCACTGAGTGCCACCGATGATATGCTATGCTCACTATACCTTTGAGGTGAGGAACAAGTATGGCTGAATATTTGCTTTTTGGTGATGGTTGGAATGGTGAAAAAATCTCAGTTCCCGGCGAGCCCCTGAAAACGGTAAATGCTTGGCCACGTGATAAAATGAAGGATGCTAGGCTGCCTAGAAAATACCCACCACGTGCAATCAATGAAATACTTTACTTTCAAGTTCATCATTATATGAACGGCCAACAAACAATTTTGCTAGGAATATCAGATGGCGTGATGCCAGATGATTTTAAAATTCAACGAGCAATCGCGTTGGAAAGACCAATGCCTATTGGTGAGGTATAATCCTCATGAATAGGAGGATTTCATGTCATACAATCTCGGCAATCTGCGAAAAGAAGAAATGGACAAGGTGAACGTAGACCTTGCGGCGTCCGGTGTGGCGTACAAAGAGCGCATGAACATGCCGATCGTACCGGCGCAGGTGGAGGCGGAGCAGCCTGAACACCTTCGAGAGCTTTTCCGCGAGCGCCTGCAGCACTACCGCAGCCAGAGCCACAAGTTCCCAGGGCCAAGCGACCCGCGCTATCAGCAGATGGCTGAGGCCAACGGCAAGAAATGACTGAACCCGCTCCGGCGGGTTTTTTATTGGGAGAAAATCATGGCTAAAACAGCACAGGATGAGAGCCATGAGAGGCGCCCATACCCACCGCTAAGGTTTATCGAAGACCATCAGCTGACGCCTTATATCGGCCTGGTGCCTGCGAGTGAGGTACAGGAGTGGATGCAGCGTCAAATCATCGACGATGCCGGCAGCCTGTTTAACCCAGACCACGGACACCTTGCAGACGCTGACTTGCGCTTCATGTGGGCATCGTCCGCGTTTGAGAAGAAAGGGCGCCATGTGCTCGGCCAGGCTGAAGAGGTATCGATGCGCGCCGGCGGCTGGCAGAAGGCCAGGATGGAACAGCAGATGCATGAGTGGTTCGGCGAGGTGCCGAAATTCATCATCACGCTGGCTGCCGACTACTGCTCACAGTGTTCTGATGTTGAGTTTTGCGCCCTGGTCGAGCATGAGCTTTACCACATCGCGCAGGCAACAGACGATTTCGGCGCACCGAAATTCAACAAGGAAGGCCAACCGGTGCTGAAGCTGCGCGGACACGACGTTGAAGAGTTTGTTGGCGTAGTTCGCCGGTATGGCGCCAGCGTGGAAGTTCAGGAACTGGTTGATGCGGCTAACAGGCCTGCGGAGGTGGCACAACTAAACATTGCCAGGGCGTGCGGTAACTGCATGTTGAGGCTGGCGTAAATATTGGACTGTATTGGACGGATGGTGATTTATGGCTGCATTAAAACCAGATGTAAAAGCCTTCATCATTCAGTCTCTTGCGTGCTTTGACACCCCTACGTTGGTCGTGGAGTCCGTCCAAAAAGAGTTTGGGCTAAAAATAACGCGTCAACAGGTTGAATCTCACGATCCGACAAAGGTTAGCGGCAAGTCGCTGGCTAAGAAGTGGGTAGACCTGTTCCACACGACGCGGGAGCGATTCAAGACAGAAATTTCAGACATTCCGATCGCCAACAAAGCCTACCGGCTGCGCGTTCTTGACCGCATGGCGTCGCGTACCGAAACCATGAAGAACTACGCATTGGCTGCTCAGATCGTCGAGCAGGCCGCGAAAGAGTGCGGTGATGCGTATACCAACAAGCAAAAGATTGAAACCCAGCACACCATCGCTGATGAGATGGCTGAGCTACTGAAGGAGATATCTTCTGAGGCGTGATTTATGGCTGATCTCAACAAGCAATTCAGCGAGCTGAAGAAGAACCTTAAAAATCGATTCTGGCGCCTAAACAACCTTTACTTCATTACCGACAAATCGGGGAAGAAGGTTAAGTTCAGGATGACCCCTGAGCAGCTTGAATACTTCGAAGGCGTACACACCAGGAACATAATCCTAAAGGCCAGACAGCTCGGCTTTACGACGCTGGTTTGTATTGTCCAACTCGATGCCGCGTTGTTCGAATCGGCCAAATGCGCGCTGATTGCCCACACCTTAAACGACGCAAAGCGCTTGTTTAGGGAAAAGGTCAAATATGCCTACGACAACCTGCCTGCGCTGATCAGAAAGGCGAACCCGGCAAAGAACGACGCAGTTGGTGAGCTTGTTTTCAATAATGGTGGCTCTCTCTACGTCAGCACGTCATTTCGTGGCGGCACGCTGCGTTACCTGCACGTTTCTGAGTTCGGCAAGATCTGCGCCAAGTACCCGGATAAGGCCCGTGAAATCGTCACTGGCGCCTTTGAGGCAGTATCGACAGATTGCTTTACAACTATTGAGAGTACAGCAGAGGGGCGCGCTGGGTATTTCTTCGACTATTGCCAGACGGCTGAGAAAGCGCAGCTTCAGGGCAAAACGTTATCAAACCTCGACTGGAAGTTTTTCTTCTTCACTTGGTGGAAGAATCCTCAGTACGCAATCGACCCGGTAGAAAGTCTCCCAGAGCGCCTGGTTGACTACTTCAACGAACTGGAAGCCAAGCATGGCGTCACGTTAAATGAACGCCAGAAGGCCTGGTATCTCGCCAAAGAGAAAACTCTTGGCGATGACATGAAGCGTGAGTATCCGAGTATACCCGCTGAAGCCTTCCAACAGTCGGTAGAGGGTGCGTATTACGCCAAGCAATTCCGCTGGCTGTATACCAACAAGCGGATCGGTTCACTTCCCGACAATTCTCATCTCCCGGTTCATACGTTCTGGGATATCGGTGTGGGGGACTCAACAGCTATCTGGTTCGTTCGTGAGGTTGGTGAAGAGTTTCATATCATCGACTACTACGAGAACTCTGGAGAGGGTTTGAGACACTACATGAAAGTGCTCAAAGACCGTGGCTATGAGTACGGCGAGCACTGGGGGCCACACGATATTGAAAACCGAGAGTTTGGCTCTGACGCTAAATCACGAAAGGAGCTGGCGCGCGAGGGTTACGAAATCGACGGCCAGGTGTATTCGATGACTTTCAAGGTTGTGCCAAAAGTCGGCGTTGATACCGGTATCGAGTCTGTCCGTGAAATCCTCCCTAAATGCGTCTTTGACGATGAGAAGTGTGCTGAGGGGATATCTCACCTGGAGGGATACCGAAAAGAGTGGGATGACAAGCGCGGGTGCTGGAAAGATAAACCTCTTCACGATCACACGTCGCACGGTTCAGATGGTTTCCGCTACTTTGCCGTAGCGAAGAACAACCACAAACAAGTTGGCGCCGTATTCTTCTAAGGAGCTCTCAGTGAGTGAACAAAATAGCGAGGTTGAATTCCTCGTCAATGCCCTCGCTGACGCAGTGGCGATAGGGCGCCAGCGTTCCTTGTACGCAGGGCAGATGAATGGCAACACGAAGAGAACAAAGCTGTGGGACGAGTTCGGCTACCCGGACACCATAAGCTTCGATCTGCTTTATCGCGCCTATCGCCGAAACTCCGCGGCTCATGCCGGTGTTCATAAAACGTTGGATAACTGCTGGAGTGACTATCCGACGATTATTGATGGCCCGTTGACCGACAAATCGACTGTCTCGACAGAATGGGAGACGACAGTAACCAAGCTGCTGAAAAAACACTGGTCAAAAATCAAGGATGCCGATCGGCGCAACCTGGTGGGCCACTACTCTGCAATCATTCTGCAGCTCAAAGATAGCAGGCTATGGTCAGAACCTGTGGATACAGCGCTGGTGGCAAGACTTGGCGAAGATGCGTTGGTGAAGATGATCCCAGTTTGGGAATCGCAGATTAAGCCTGGCAACTATGACATCGACACGCTATCCCCAACTTACGGGCAGCCGGTGAATTACATCTTCAACGAGCAGCCTGTGGGTGATGACGGCACTTACGGAAACGTGAGAAGCGTTACGGTTCACCCCAGCAGGGTGATCATCCTCGCCGAAGGCTCGGAAGATGAGAATATGTTGTCTGGCATCCCTCTAAACGAGGCTGGTTATAACGATTTGCTGGACATCGAAAAGACCAAGGGAGGAAGTGCCGAGGGGTTCCTGAAGAACGCGAGCCGCCAGCTTGGTATTCATTTCGACGATAAAACCGATATGAAAACCATCGCGCAGCAGGCGAAGGATGCCGGCTATAAAGACCTTGGCGAGGCAATGAATGAAAAGATCAGGAAACTCAACCAGGGTACGGATTCTGCGCTGGTAACTCAGTCAGGGACATCATCTGTCCTTTCGGTTGCCGCTGCTGACCCTACACCGTCATGGACAGTCTCGGCCAATAGCTATGCCTCAACCATCGGCTGCCCGTTCAATATCCTCTTTGGCAAGCAAACCGGAAACCTCGCATCTACAGAAGATCGGAAGGAGTGGGCTAAAAAAGGGAATGGGCGCCGTGGCGGGTGGCTATCCTGGCTGCTAACTGAGGTCATTCAGAGATGGTGTGACGTCGGCGTAATATCGCAACCAACGAAAGGCGAGATCACCGTTGATTGGTCTGATTTGCTGGCGCCAGGTGATAGCGAGAAGCTCGAGAACATGAGCAAGATGGCAGATGTTGCCTACAAAACCCAGCAAGCGTTCGGCGCGTCTGCTGTTGAACCAAACGAGGTGCGCGCAGCCGGCGAACTGGAGCCAATCGAGGAACCCAGACAGCCAGACCCGACAAAGAACCCTGTCGGTAAGGATCCGCTGAATGATGACAACGCCGAGGCCTAAAGTCGGGACACCGATAATACCGCGCAATAAAGCAGACCCCACCCAATCCTATCGGCAAGTAAACAAAATGTTCCGTGATATCGAGAACCGATATCTGGGCATCAAAACAACGCTTCGGGAACTGTTCGACCAGCGATTAACTGGCCGGGTGATGGTGGGTAACTCTCAGCGATCGCATGTTCTCTCAGGTGACACCCTATATCAGGTTAACGCCGGTACGTTTGTCTACGACATGAACGCTCAGCAGTTAGCGGCGCTTCTTGAGGTAATACAAACGATCCTTGATGACTACCTGTTAGAGGGTAACGGTCAGGATATTTGGGCGCTGCAGTATATTTCAGATGAGTATCGGCGCGGCACACTCAATGCCTATACGAATCTGTCTGCTCAGTCCGAGGTCTACGCGTCGCAGACCACGCTAAGCGCGCTTTTGTCCACACCTGCTTATCAGAACCAGGTGGCCGCTGCTTTCGTGTCGACGTACAGCGATTGGAAGGGGATCAGCGATGCAGCGCGCGCTGACCTTGCCAATATCATCGCCGATGCTGTAGGGCGAGGCGTAAACCCGCGTGAAACCATGAGGGTGATAAGCAAGCGCCTTGATGTCTCAATGTCCAAGGCAAAGACGATCGCTCAGACCGAGCAGGTTGGTGCTCTGAGAGAGGCTCAGTGGAACGAAACCACATGGGTGCAGGATAGGTTAGGCCTGCGCACCAAGTTGCTGCATTTATCCGCCCTGAAGCCGACAACGCGTGCCTGGCACGCATCGCGCCACGGCAAGCTTTATACGGTCGAAGAAGTGCGTGAGTGGTACTCGAAAGACGGCAACAGGTTCAACTGTTACTGCAGCCAGATCCCAGCCGTCGTTGACGAGAAAGACAATGTAGTAAACATCGGGTTGGCGAAGCGCTTGGAAGAAGAGCGCGCTGCCTGGATGACGCAACAGGCCGCTTAATCGGCATCACCAACACAATGAGGACACAGCATGAAGCGCAACCGCGTTAACGTGCTGACCGTCGTCAACTCCGCTTCAAATATCACTACCGAAACCATCGACGGGAAACCACATATCGTGGTTCGCGGCATTACGCCCGTTGTTGACGATATCGTGATGAACCGGAAGTTGTACCCGGCAGCAGAAATTGCCAAGGCCTATAACACCCTTGAGCGGAAACCGATGCCGCTGGGGCATCCAAAAATAGACGGAAAGCATGTATCGGCGGGTGATGTCCGCGCGGTGAACAACTATCACGTTGGCGCCTGGCTTCAAGATGTCCAGCACGTCAACGGAAAGGTCGATGGTGATATGTATGTCGACCGCCGTTATGCCGAAGGCAGTGAAAAGGGCATGCGGCTGGTAAATCGACTGGATGAAATGATCGCTGGGACAAACGTAGAGCCCATTCACATCTCCACCGGACTTCTTTACTCAGGCATTGCGGCCAACGGCGAATCAAAGGGCAAGAAGTACAACGAAATCGCCACAAACATGGTGTTTGACCACGTTGCCGTTTTACTGGATGAACCTGGCGCCGGAACGCCAAGCGAAGGTGTTGGCATCTTCGTTAACGCCGACGGCGATGATCAAGCGGTCGAAATCGCAAACCTGTCGGAGGGTGTTGATTGCACCCGAGAGGGGCTACTGAACAAGACCAAGTTTTTCTTCACCAACGCTTCCAACTTCTCGTTTGACGATATCCGCGAAGCGATCAGCAACAAGCTCCGTGAAGGTCGATCAGACGATTACTGGCCCTGGCCGGAATCTATCTGGCCCGACACTTTCATTTACCGCGATAAAACCAAGTTTTTCCGACAGAAATACCTCATCGATGAGGACGGTAAGGCCGTGTTCGTCGGCGAACCTGTAGAAGTCGTGCGCAAACCCACTGAGTACGAGATTAAAACCAACGGAGAGAAAGATCCGATGAAAGAACTGATTATCAATGCGCTGCAAGCCGCTGGTAAGCCGACTGAAGGCAAGTCCGATGCCGAACTGATGGACGCTTACAACCAATTGGCCGCAGAGAAGGCGACAGCCAAAAAAGAAGGCGGGGAAGAAATCGACCCTGCAACCGGCAAGCCTAAGAAGAAAGAGCAGGCAAGCAACAGCGACGAGGCGCCGGCATGGTTTAAACCATTCGCTGACGATCTCGCAGCTGTTAAGTCTGGCCTTATTGCCAACTCAGACAAAGAGAAAGGTGAAATGCGCGCAGCAGTTAAAGCCAAATTCGGCATGAGCGACGTTGCTGTAAACGCGCTGGATGGCGATCCGCTGAAGGAGCTGTTTGCCCAGTGCTCAACCTCTATCGGCCTGAACGGCATGCTGCGTCAGGTTAACTCCTCTCAAACTTTCAGCGAAATGCCGGAGTAAAAAATGGCTAAAGACGGGAAACACGTAATTCACGCGGGCGGTATCTTCGCCAATCCTCAACTACATCGTGAAGGTGCCGCTGCCGCCGATACCCCCCCTGGCACGATCGGTTTCTTCGATAACACCACGAAGAAATTCACCGCATCGGTAGATGGCAATGAAGCCGCGATCCTTTACGTAGCCAACTATGACTACCTGCGCTGCAAAACCGTAGATGACGTCATTAAGGCTGGTGATTGGGTTGTTGCATTCCATCCAACCCCTGGCGTTTTCTTCAACGTTCCTGCTGCCGCTGGCACCTACACCAAAGGCCAGCCGCTTTCTATCGTCAATGGCCGGGTTAAGGTCGCTGCAGAAGGCGAGTCAGTCCGCGCATACGTAGAAGAAGATCGCGCATACACCACGGCAGCAGGCGAACTCCTGCGCGTTGTCATCAAGTAAGGAGCACCGCATGTTTTATTTCTCTACCAAAAAGGCTACTGAAACTCGCAACCTTGAGGCAAACATGTCTCAGTTCAACGAGTTGAAGCTTGCCCGTAACGCCAGTGCTCAGGCCGTGGCTGATTTCATTGCGCGTACGCGCGTGCGTGGTGATGCTGCAAATGCTCCTGCGTTGGATGCGGTTAACGCCGTCGATGACATCAAGCGCCTCTATCGCGCATACGATCAGACGGTGCTGGCAGAGTTTGAGCCGAATACCGAGTTTACTTTGCTGAACGATCTGATGCCGCTTTCTCGCTCTGTTCGTCTGGAAGAATCAGTTTACGAATATGCCCGCAAAGGTGGCCGTGGCTGGGCGCACACTTCCATGTCTGGGCAGATCGGTGCGGCGCTGGATGCGAAGTCTTACACCTTTGATGGCACCATGGTGCCTATCCACGACAGCGGCTTTAAATTCAACTGGCGTGACCCGGTCTTCAACAAAGGCTCTGCACTTTCCTCCCTGGCTGATGCTCAGGCTGGCTCTGTCGATGACGTTCGCCGGCAGTATGTGGACTACATCTGGGAAGGTTTCCGCGACAAGGAAGGCAACTTCATCAAGTTCGACGACAAGACCTGGAAGGGGTTGCGTCATGATGAGCGTGTGGCGCAGGTTACGCTGACTGTTAACTTTGCGACTAGCACCGATCCTAAAGCGATGCGCGCTGCTGCTATCGCTCTGCGTGACGTGCTGAAGTTGCAAAACTATCAATACGGCCAACAGACCTGGTACGTATCCAGCGAAATCATGTCGAACTGGGAGCAATATTTTGACGTTAACGCTCTGCGTACCGTTCTGGAAGAGCTGAAGAAGTTGGCCGGCATCTCCGACATCAAAGAGGACGCCGAGCTTTCTGGTAACGAAATCGTGATTATTCCTCTCGCCGCTGGCGTCATCGCCCCGATCGTAGGCCAGGCGTTCGGCACCGTTGCTGATCCTCGTCAGTTCTACAACAGCGATTACGTATGGCGTACCTGGGGTGCCGCCGGCCTGATGGTCAAGCAAGACATCAACGGCCACTTCTCTGTCATTCACGCATCCAGCTAAGGAAAAATCATGGCACTCGTAAAAGTTTTGGTAGCTAACCTCTTTGCCGGTGCCAACTTCCAAAAACTGGAAGTTGGTAAGGTCTACGAAGTAGATGACGCGGTTGCAGGGAAGTGGATTGCCGATGGTAAGGCGGAACAGTCAGCAGAAAAGAAAGGCGAGAAGCTGGTATTAGAAGTGGCCACATCGACCGCTACAGCCGGTGCCGACACATCCGCACTTCAGACAAAGTTGGACGACGCGCTGGAGCAACTGAAGCAGGCCCAGGCAGCGGCAGCGGCGAAGGATAAGGAACATGCCGACGCGCTGGATCAACTGAAGCAGGCCCAGGCAGCAGAACTGGCGGCAGAGAAACAGCGTGCTGATACAGCAGAAACTGCGCTGGCAGCAGCGACCAAGAAGGACAAGTAATCATGGCAGCGCAGATAACAGCGGCGCAGGTTAAACAGCAGTTGTCTGCGCTGGGTTACTCCATCCCTGACTTCATGATTGATGCCTACCTATGCAAGCTGGACGGCATCCGTCAGTGCCTGGAGGCGTCTGGCTACGACGATTGCGATCTGATGCTGATACAGGTTTACGCCGTCACCCTCATGGCGATAACGGCCTTCAGCCAACGTATCAAGTCACGGTCAGCGCCTTCAGGGGCGTCGAGGTCGTTCGACTACAGTGGCGACATCAAAACCATGAGGAACGCGCTGGCAGCATTGGATAGCGCCGGATGCACTGCAGGATTGCCGATCGACGTTGGCACTAGCGTGGGTTTCTTTGACGTTGTGGGAGGTTGCTGATGCAGGAAGAGCGAAAAAGCGATGACGAGAAACCTGATTGCGAAAAATGCCCCAACTGCCCAGGTTGTCCTGACCAGTATGAGGATTATCTTTCATGAGCGCTGATGCTAACTGGAGCTATACGGCCGTCGCTACGGTCTGGAAAAAGCTTGGCATGGACGATTACGGAAAATCTTCCTTCGCTGAGCCTATCCAGATCATGTGCGATTACGGTGGTGATGCGACTGCGCGGCTTGGCGATATCGGGCTTGAGTTTGTCGTCAAAAACACGCACTGGACTGAATATGCGGATGCACGCCAGGGGGACTATATCCTGATCGGTACTTCATCTGAACCAGACCCGAAAAAGGTTGATGGTGCTGACGAGGTTCGCCATATCATCCGGTACGCCGATACATTCGACCGAATCGCCGATGACTACGCGATTATCACAGGGGTTTGATATGGGCGTGAAGGTTAAAGGTATCCGGGAGGCGCAGGCCAATCTGGATAGATTAATCGGCGACATCAAGGGGAGGAAAGTTATCAGGGCTATGCAGTCGGCGCTGCTTATTGGTGGTTCCCAGGCTGCTTTATACACTCCTATCGATACATCGACGCTACTCAATAGCCAGTATCGCGATATTTCGGTGAATGGCTCCCGGATTACGGGCCGCGTTGGCTATTCGGCCAATTACGCTGTCTACGTGCATGACCCGAATATTCCCCAGAAATTCCGGCGCGCTACCGCCCAAAAAGAGTTCCTTACCAAGGGCTTTGAAGATACCAAGGCGCAGATTGACAGAGCGATCAAGAAGGAGATGCAGCTATGACACCTGCTATGCATCGCCGGGTGCGTGACTATTTTGTTGATGCTGGGCTGACTACCGGCTTTATCACGCAGATGCTTCGCTGGCGGGACACAGGGAAAGACGTCGATAAGTTCCTGGTATTCAGGCCAAACGGTGGTAGTCCGATCCAAAAAGACTTATCCAGTGACTATTTGGTGCTTGTTGACGTGGTTGGGGCTGTCAACGAGGACGAAGAAGCTGATAACGCAGTACAGAACATTATCAACCACATTCAGAACAACCCAATGCCGAATAGATGCCTTGGACATATCGAAAATGTCGGCGGCATCCCTCCACCTGTTTCAACAGCTGAGGGGCGATTAGTCTACCGCCTTCAGTTCTCCTGCCTGTATGGCGGGTGAGTAACAAAAACTATCAAGGTCGCCTGGAGCGGCCTTTTTTATTATCAGAAATGAGGTAAGCAACTATGCAAGGCTGCTCCACACAAAATGGTCAGTTAATTGGCCGCGAAAAAACGCTGGAACTGGCTTACGGCTGCCCTGACCAAGTGCCTGCAGAAGGGGACTGGAAATTGGTTGGTCTTCCAACTTCTGCAACTTGGGACTTAAGCCCCGAGTCATTGACGTCAGATGCCGACAATGGCGGTTTCAGCGCAACCTTAATTGCAAGCTTAGACCCGACTTACTCCCTTGAGGGGGAGGTTCGAATTAATGACCGAACTGATGAGTTTGGTATTCAGCAGTTTGTTAAATACGTGGTAGATGAAGTGCGTGCACGCCGCCAACCGACCGTCTGGATGCGTTTCCATTGGGGTGACTATTATCACATTGGCTACATGGTCGCATCAGGCTTAAGCGATGGTGGTGGCGTCAAGGAGATCGTTACCTATAGCCTTGAGCTGAAGATTAACGAAGGTTCCACCTTCCAGATCATCGAAGCTGCTGGAGATATTCCTGTAACTGGCGTCACTGTGGCTCCGACTACAAGCTCTATCGCTGCCGGTGCTAGCACCACCTTTACAGTAACCGTTGCGCCTGCTGATGCTGATAACAAGCTGTTTACTGTTACCTCTTCAGCTCCAGCCAGGGCTACTGCAGCGTTTGCTGGTAATACCGTTACTGTTTCCGCACCTTCGGGAGCTACGGCAGGCACTGCAGTGATCACCGTTAAAACAGTTGATGGCGAATTCACTGCAACACATACCGTGACCGTCACCGCGTAACTATCACAAAGGGCATGTATGTGCCCTTGATGATAATTATTTGAGGCCATCCCAATGACACCAATGACCGAAATCGGTGAAATGGTTATTTCAGATTCCGACCGCGATTATTTCTTTCGTCCGTCATTCGCCAACATGACCCGAATAGGCTCACCAGCGGCAATTGTAGAGCGCTTTGCAGAGCTGCATACCAGCGATGCACCAAGACTGCTTGAGTCTGCTATTGAAGCGTATGGCTCGGTTCCTGGGTGGTTGCTTGCCCATATCAATACCCCCTCATTTAGTAGCGATGCTATCTTTGCTGGAATGATTGTTCTGCAGGCATGCTGTGATGATGATATTAGTGCGCTGGTGGGCGAGTTACGGCCCAGCAAGAGAGGTAAGCGGGCGTTTGTGTTTCGTCGTGGCAGTATGCCGCCCAGCGATATTATCGTACTCGGGCAGGCTCTCATTACTCACGGCATCATCGGAAAAGCCAAGGTTCGCCGTCTCCAGCGGCATGAGACAAACAGCTTCGTCAGTGAATTCAGTGCATTCGAGTACATCAGCGCTGCTCGTAACCATTTCAGCATGCCGCGCACCGAAGCAGAGCAGTTAACAATGACAGATTTTCAACTTCTTCTGGCAGCAAAGTACCCTGATCAGAAGGGGTATACGCGAGAAGAGTACGACAACGCAGCAGATGATTACTTTGCTAGAAGGGCGCGAAAGCTAGCTAAGTTGGGATAACAAAACTAGCTTAACATTGGATGCTGGAGTATTTATCTGAGAAGTACAGTCAATCCTGCAGTAGTGACAGTTTGAACGAGAGCCTTCAATGCTTCCGCTGATAGCTCTGATAGGGTTGATTTTGCTTTCTCTTTTTCTCCTTCACTCATATTTGAGATGGCAATGAGATCTTCAAGCACAACAATGGTTTCTCTATGAAGTTTTATAGTTTTCACATTTAAAATTGCGCCCAAGCCTCCATCGTTTTGCATAAAGTCAACACCTTTGCAGGTTGCGCGCATGTTTTCAAAAAAAGTATAGGGATCATCGCTCGTCCGTTGCCTGATTGTAATGAGGCCGTGCTCAGCAAGATAAATGATGTTAGCTGATAGCATATCTTCATCGTGCTGCATTATATCAGGCGAAAAATTGCCCCATTTAGTATGCCTAGGATAAGCTTCAATGCAGATTGAAAGTATGTAACGCTGCAGTTCTCGGTCAAATTTATCCATATTATGATGCTCCGTATCCTGGTGTAGGTTTCTTGCCGCCTGGCGAGGTGAAAATCGGAGAAAAGATACCTCAGCAGGAATCTCAGTCACATCCTGACATTTGATCAGTGACCCGCTTAGGTGGGTTTTTGCTTTTGGTCACCTGTGGTTTTTGTCCCCGTTTTGCTTCCCTTTTTCATGGTCGATCTTTGGTTTGTGGTGCAATCTTGTTGCTCCTTTTTAATCCACGGAGTTGAAACAATGAAAAAGCTGCTAGCCCTTGTCACCAACCAATCCTTCCTGGCATGTGTCGCTGCAACCATGGTGTTTGTAGCAACGGGAGAACAAAACCACCTTAAGAACAGCATCGACTACGGCCTACAGGCTGTCTTAGAAGCCAAAGGTAGATAGCATCCAAGCCGCGCTTAGCCGCGGGTTTTTGCTTTCTATGGCTAGCTTTACCTCACAAGTGAGATTAGTTATCATTTGATGAGTTGTTTGTTCCTATAAGGATATAGATATGCGTAAGTCACTGCTGGTTGCCCTAGGTGTGATAGTTCTATCAGGATGCGCAGGCCAGAACGATGATTATCAATTGAATAGCAAACAAACTTCTGCTCAGAAAGACAGCAAAGAGTGGAAAGAGTTTGTCGCTCCTCTGTCTACCAAAACTCAATCGCCACAAGATAGACTGATGAAGCGTGCCGAGAGAAACTACTGACTGATAAAAGCCCACCTGAGTGGGCTTTTGGCTTCCTGACCCCTCGTTTTCGTTGTCTCCGCCGACGCCTCTGCTACCATGTAACGACTTGTTACTTATTTATGGAAAAATGAAGTGCGTAAAAATCTGTGGATATTAGTTTTTTGTATTTTCCTATCTTCATGTGACTCATACCCATCACAAGAGGATATTGAGAATAAAGCGAATGCCGGTGATTCTGCCGCGCAGATAGAGCTTTACAAAATGTATAGCTCAGGCAGAGCTAGTGGTGGGAAAAATGATAATGAAGCAATTAAATGGCTTAAGATGGCTGCTGAAAGCGGCAACCCTGATGCCCAGTATACACTCGGAACTGCGTACTCTAATGGTTGGGAAGGATTAACTAAAAATAGCAAACTGTCTGCTCAATGGCTTGAGTTGGCAGTTAAAGGTGGAAATAAAAGCGCGTTGTTCCTTACCGCAATGAATTATATGTATGGCTGGGGAGTTGAGGAAGACCACGTAAAAGCTTATGCCTATTTGTTGGTGGCTCAGTCGTTTAGAAATAAAGCAGCTATTTCTGAAGAAACTAAATTCAGGTATTCTTTAAATAAAGAACAAAGAGCGGAGGCGGAAGAGTTGGCCTCTGATTTCAAAGAACGCTACTTCAAGTAAAAGTTAGTAAAAACACCCCGCTTCGGCGGGGTTTTTTATGCCCGGAGAACACTAAATGTCAGAACAAGACGGCGGTAGTCTCGTCTATCAGGTCGATATCGACACTGCAAAAATGATCACTGGTAGCCGTAAGGCTTCTACTGTACTCGGGGAAATGGAAAAACAGTCAGGAAAGGCCGATGCCAGTTTGTCAAAATTGGAACGTCAGGCAGCTGCTACAGGCTCTACGTTTGGAGCACTTTCTCGTGTGGCTACGGCTGTTACCGCTGCTTTATCTTTCCGGGAGGTAATGTCATATGCCGATGCATGGACAACACTAAACAACAAACTGGCTAACGCCGTAAGGACTAATGAAACTCTGACTGATGTGACTGAGCGTGTGTTTCAGATAACTCAAGATACACGCTCCAGCTTAAACGGTACTGCGACGCTTTATTCTCGCCTTGAACGCGCCACGCGAAGCTATAACACCTCTGCTGGAGATCTAGCAAAACTAACAACAATCATTAACCAAGGTTTTGTCGTATCAGGTGCCACAGCTCAAGAAGCAGAGAATGCTATTATTCAGTTATCACAAGGCCTTGCTTCAGGCGTTCTTCGGGGTGAGGAGTTCAACTCAGTAAATGAACAGGGTAATAGACTAATCGTAGCCCTTGCTGACTCGATGAAGGTATCAGTTGGGCAAATGAGAGCGATGGCAGCACAAGGAAAATTAACTACTGATGTAGTGGTTAATGGATTGCTTTCTCAGGGCGATGCGATCGGTAGAGAGTTTGCCAAAACCACGATGATTATCGGCCAGGCAAGCCAAATTGCCGGCAACAACATCACCAAATTTATCGGGGCTTCAACAACGGTAAAAACTGGTGTGATGGTCTTCAACGACGCCATTATTACCCTGAGTGAAAACCTCGCTGCCGTCTCAAACGTTATTTTGGCTATCTCTGCGGTAATTGGTTCGCGGTATGTCTCTGCATTAACGGCTGCAACAGCTGCAACGATAGCGAATACTGCGGCAGCGGTTAGGGCGGCGATTGCGCAGGGCTCTCTACGCTCCGCACTTCTTGCCGCATTAACCCCGCTTGGCGGCTTGGTTGGTGCGGCAACGCTCGCATCTGCTGCGATATTCTATTTCTACCAACGTGCTCAACAGGCCAAGCAAGAAGCGATAGATTTCGCAGACAAACTCGATGGCGTGATAGCAAAAATGCGCCAAATGAATGATGTACAGTTGACTGGCACTATTGCCGATCTGAATACGTCATTGAGGGCTCAGGTTGAGCAGTTAGGCGAATTACAAACTGCTCACCAAGAAAATATTAACCGTTTATATAATGCTCAACAGGCGCTAAATAATGCTGCAGAGGGCTCTTGGGCATATAACTCAGCGTCAGCGGCAGTAGCTGAGGCTCAAGATCAAGTAGCTCAGTCGGCTCGTGATGTAGATACAGCAGAAACAAAGCTTAGCCGAACTAAAAGCACATTAGGCTTAGTCCAAGCGCAGTTAAGCGGAAAGCTTGAACAGGGCGTTGATCTTCTGCGCCGAGATGGCGAAGAGGCTAGCCTGACTGCTGGCATGATGAACCATCTGGGCAACGCTATTAATTTCGCCAGCAGAGCCAAGGACAAATTCAACTCGCAAAGCCTAATCGTTGAACGGCCTAAAAACGTTCAGGACTATCTGGATAAGCTGAATGATCAGGTTGAGATTCAGGGCGAGCTAAACGATAGGAAGCGTGCCCAGCTCAAGGCTGAGAAGGATATCAGGTCTCTCGGCGGTAGTGAGCAAGACGTACTGCTGGCACGCGAAAGGGCAGGCGCTGAGTTCGATGCAACGAAGGCAATTCAGGAGCAGAAGAAGGCAACCAAGGAAGGGATAGCGGAGGGCAAGAAGTCAGCCAGCCAGGCGGAAAGCATTGCTCAGAAGCTTGCAAACTTGAAACAGCAGTCAGAACTTGCGGCGAGCTCAACAAGTGAGCTTAGCCGAGAGCAAGCGATGCTGACCGCTCAGCAATCACTCGGAAAAGGCGCGACGCAAGCACAGGTTGCTCTGGCCGGGGAATATGCCGGAAAAGCATGGGATGCGGCCGCTGCAGCCAAAGGCGTCACTGAAGCGATCAAGGCTATGCCTGAGAAGGCGGAGAATAAATCCTACGCCGAATCAATGCAGAACCTGAAAGCTGCACTGGATGCAGGGAAGATTGATCTTCAGGAGTACAATACCGCTACTGAGAAAATGGCGCTGGAGCATCAGAACAACTTAGCGAAGATTAACGCTCAGGCTGTAGTTAACCCTGTCGCATCCGCACGTGCTGAAGTTGATCCGGTTCAGCAGTTAGCGAATGAGAATGCTCAAAAGTTGGCCCTGATGCAGCAGTATCAACAGCAAGAGCAGGCGATATTGCAGCAGAGTTACCAGCAGGGAAAAATCAGCTATGACCAATTCATCTTGGCTAAACAGGCCACGGATGATCAGTACCTGGCTTTGCGCACTGCCCAGGAGAAACAATACCAAGAGCAGCAGACGGCGGCGCAGTGGCAGCTATTGAGTCAGCAAAGCCTTGGTTACAACATGTTAACAAGCGCTGTTGATGCCTTTTCTGGTAATGCCTCCAACGCGCTTACGGGCCTACTTACCGGCACCATGTCGGCCCAAGAGGCGATGCGGTCGCTTGGCAACACCATCCTGAACAGCGTGATAAACAGCATCGTTCAGGTCGGTGTGGAGGCGCTGAAAAACTACATCCTCGGCCAGACGCTTGGCGCTGCCTCCGTGGCGTCATCTGTGGGTATGGCTGCAACAACAGCTTCTGCCTGGGCGCCAGCGGCCGCAATGGCATCACTGGCAACTCTTGGCGCTAACGCTGCTCCAGCGGCTGCAGGGATAACCTCAACCGTGGGGTTGGCTGGTGGGCTGGCTTTGGCCGGCGCGCGAAAAAATGGCGGCCCAGTGTCCCCTGGGAAAATGTACCGAGTTGGTGAGGGAGGGGTGCCGGAGGTGCTTCAGTCGAGCAATGGGCGAAACTACCTCTTGAACGGTGACAACGGCGGAAAGGTTATCAGTAACAAGGAACTCACCGCCGGTGGCAGTGCTGCACCAACCATCATCATCGAAAACTACTCATCTGGTGCTGGGGTAATGGATACCCATGCCAGCAAAGGGGCTGATGGTGGCGATGTAGTGCGCATCGTGCTGGCGGATCTGCAGCAGGGTGGGCAAATCAGTCAGGGCATCTCCCAGTATCACCAGGCGCCTCGCAAAGCCACTGAATAGCAGCACTCAAACCTCCATAACCCGCTCCGGCGGGTTTTTTATTACCGGGAGAAA